CTTGTTAGGGAGCTTCGGGATCTCGTTCGCCTGCATGATGGGGACTGCATCCACCGTCACATTCCGCAGAGGGGGCTCGTATTTGCGGTTAATGCTGATGGGGTCACGGCCCACGATGCTCTTCAGCACGCGGCAGGCCGCCTCCCCCTCACGGTTAGAGATCTCAGAGACCTCATTGATCGCCATGACCCTGGCCTGCTCGATACCCCAAAGCCCGAACTGACCTGCAATGTCTTCGAGGCAGGTACCCATGTAGCCTTCTCGCATCAGGGCCTTCAGCACGGACATGATCGTGCCCTTGCCACCCCGGATCTTGCCGTAGAACAAGAACCACTTGGCATATTCGCGGTGGGGTAGCAGGCAGTACCCGAACATCCGCTGAAGCAGTGCGATCCACTTCTCATCTCCACCGCTCCACTCTTCCAGGCACCGCAACCAGGTGTGGGGGGGTTCTTCTCCAGCGTCCCAAGCCACGGGCAACACATGAGGATCGAACCATGCGTCGGTCCTTTCCGTCATTGCTTCAGTACTGCAATCCAGCACGACATCGGCAAACGAGATCGAGTGTCGAGGTGGGGGGGAGTCGTCATCACCCATCCACACGGGCACCTTTTCATTTGCCAGTGTGGCAATAGCCTGCAAAGCCCGAACAACATTCTGCACTTTGGAGAGGTTGGGTGCGAACCTTTGCTGTGACACCACTCCGTTGTTGATCGTTTGATAGGTCAGGTTCTCAAGTGCGTTCCATAGGGACGACTCCACCCACTCCAGGGTACGGGGCTTCCATTCCTCTCCGTACCACTCATAGAAAACCCCTCTCCAGTACCACAGTCCATTGCGATTGTTTGGGGTAGAAAACTTAGTACGCATGAGATGACGAGCCACTTGCATGGGCTCTGGTGAACTAAGCGTTTGTCCCGCTTGTATATTGGTCATGTGTAAAAGGTCCAGGGGTATATAGAAGAGTATCACAAAATGCTTCCAGAAACAACTCCATTTGTAGGTCCTCCCGCTCCAGGTCACTATGGATCAGCTCCGCCGGCACCAAGTCCACCTCCACCTCCGCCTCCCACAAACGCAACGAACCTGACAAGTTCAGTTCCGTCAATGGGAAGTGCGTACAACGACCCCTCGCAATTTTTCAATATGCTTGCAGGGTTTATTCAGGGTGAAGTAGGCCGAGGCGTTTCGAGGAAGGCCCAGGAAATGCGGGAGATGTCGGCACTTACTCCCGGCGGTGCATTTGCAGGCGGCACTATTGAACGTAAGAAGGGTGGCCGTAACGTAAACGCATCTAACTCAGGCCCTAAAAGCATTGCTCGTCGTGCCCGGCGACGCCAAGCAATCATTGAGCGAAACCGAGAACGCAAGGCCGCTCGAGCTGAGGGCAGAGGAACGACTCCGGACGAATCACCTCGCCTGGAAGATGCAGCTGTTCCTCCTAAGGTAGACCTCAGTCGTTTCTTGGAGAGCCGGGGGAAGCGAGGTCTTCGTCGCCGTCAAGTAGTGCCTGTGATAGGCGAAGACCCAGGCCCGTCTTCTCCAATTGACGAAGAAGACTTTGGCGTTCAGGATCAGGTTCCGCCTAGACAAAGACCAATTGTCGACCCTGACGAATTTTCAGTTCGTCTTCCAATTATCCCTGAAAACCCAAATCTAAATACGTTCGACGACCCCGGTACACGTTTCGCACCTGTAACCGTAGATGAAAGAGGGGTTAGTCATGTAATGGATGTGTTGAGTAGCGATCCTCCCCCTAATCCCAACTACATGTATGCCAGTTCACCAGAAGATGGGTTGACTGCTCCACCTCCTACTGTCCCTGATGGGTATCAAGGCAGGAACGTATCAGCAGAACTTGGGTTTGTTCCCCGAGACGGGGATAACCTGCATCCAGCCGTACTCCCTGAAGGCATTACAAATGTCTTAAGTGATATTAGTAATGCCAGTCTCGGCATCGGTAATTACTTGAACAGTCACGCAGATGCCTTTGAGCGTGGGGAATCATCGTATGGCAATGTGCTTGCACCAGTGCTTTCAGGGCTGAGGTATATATCTGGTGCCTCAACAGAAAACGACCATCAGCGTGCTGTGCGTCTCGAAGCCGAACGCAAGCCTTATGTTCGAGATCCTAATCTTGATGCAATGGATGCTCGGCATGCTGCAATGGAAGCGGACCACCAGAGGTTACAGGGTGCTATCCCTGGGCTAGTGGAGGATTACTACAACCAGCACGGGGAATTTGCATCAGTTGATCAAATTAGAGCAATTCATCGTGAACGAGAAAAGGCAATGCTTTACGGAAGAGGTCGCTAAAAATTGGACTTCCCAATCTTCCAAAACGCTGCTTCTATTGAAGCAGCCAACGCTCTTGCTGATTCTGACGCAATCATTGAAGGGCTTATTAAATCAACTGGAACGTGGTCTTCACCAGCGGAGTGGGAACGCAAGGTTGGAGTCCTTGAGGCTTTTCTTCAGAAGCAGGTAATGCTTGAAGAGGAAGCCCAAAGGATTCGGTTTTCGGAAGAACAGCAAACAGGTGAGGTTCTTCCCGCAAAAAACAGACGAAGAGCCAGGCGTCTTACTAGAGCAGACCAAGGTGATCAAGGCTACATGGGCGGAGACTTAGTAGAAGAAGGCGTTCGCCATGACCGGGGTTACATACGGCACAAAGGAAGAATCCTACGCAAGGCACGTATTGATCCTCGAGTAGACAAACAACTTAGGGATCTCCGTAAAGACCAGAAAGCAGAGCAAAAGAACCTGTTTGGGAGCTATGACACCAATGCTCCAGTGACACGGGCATCAAGAGAACGAACTGAGTTTCTCATCACCAGGTTGATGGGCGGAACTCCCCGTGGTGAGATGGGGCCAACAGCTCTTGAAACAAGTGCAGCAAAGGACTTCGTGAAGAAGACAGGTTCTTCTGTGGGCTACAGCAAAGAAGACATCGAGTTCATTCGTAGGAATGACGCTCAAGAAATGACATTGGAAATGAATGTCAAGTCCCGGCTTGAAAACAAGCACGGACCTAAAAGCAGGAAATACATCGAAGAGTTTTCCAAGTGGAAAAGCACTCGTATCAATATCTTCAGGACAAGAGAAGCAGATCGAATTGCTGCTGAGAGACCTCGTAATTCAGCTGATCTTGTCAATGAAAAGCTAGAGGCGAAAAAGAAAACCATTCGTCTGAATGACCAGATTCGGGACAACCCTCGGAAGTATATTTCGCAAGGTTTGATTCAGAGATATGAGCGTCTTGATGGTGTCGATGAGTTGCCTGTAGTCCGCGAAGTGTTCATGGTGAATCATGGACCCGACAACAATTCCGTGGTGTACCTCACTGATGGCGTACCCGAAAACGCAATCAATCACCTCACGAATATTGACGCTGACCTCACGGTCAATGGATTGCAATATGAAGAAGGCTTTCGTTCGGTAGACCTCAAGAACACCGGAGGCCGATTCCAAATCGGTCGAGTAGTGTCATCTCGTAAAACACCCGACACCCCGTTGTCCCAGCTTTCGCCTGATGCACCCAGCCGACGACGCATAGGCAGTGCTTACGGAGTGGGGGGGACAAGTAAGAAGGTACAACCCCCAAGTGCGGATGATGCGCCTGTTGGCCGAAGAGCAAACAAGAACTTCCCTGGTGGCTCCAACGTCAATCGAGTTGTTGGGCCACCAAAGACTGCAAAGCCGCCAAAGCTCAAGAAAGCAGACTCCCCGTACAGCCAGGTAAGAAAGCCGTTCAAATTCAAGATGGATAAATTCGGGCCTGATTCAAACAGTAAAGAAGCTAGAAGTGGTAAGCGAAAAGACGCTGACGGCAACAAAATAAAGAATGCCAAGGGCAGACCTCTTTACAACCAAAGAATGTCTGGACTTGCACGGGTCAAACCTGCTGTCGGAAACAAAAAGGCGGAGCTGTTATTCCAGCTGCTGGCAATCATTGCTGGTGGTGGTCTGATTGGTGCTGCCGCTGGAGGATCAGATGCCGCCTGAAACACCGTTGACTAAGCATCAATTGCCTGCTGACAAGGTCCTTTCGTTCTTTGAAGTGGACCAGGCCAGTAAGGCTCTCAAGGATGTGGACTTCAGTATCCACGAAGAGGTGCGTACTCTGGTACAGTTATTCAGAGATACAGACCCAGCCGTGGCACTTCGTGCTCACACTCAGTTACGCAAGGTATTGAAAGAAATCGCCGATGCCTCAGGACTCATCGAAAAGCAAGAAGTCACAGCTGTCAACCAAGAGTCGGGGAACAGCGTCAAGCTCACCCGTACCGCCTCGCGAGTCTCAGCTGCTCTACCAGAAAACAGAATCAGTGCAATCTACGAAGACAAGCCAACCTTCGCCGCTGAATATCTCCCGTCAAGTGTCGACGGAGATGAAGGAGATGGCCACGACCGTACGGCAAATGGGTCCGATGGGCCTGGTGAGATCCGCCGGACAGATCCTGTATGACCTTGCAATTCGAGACGTTGACAAGATTCTCGGTTCTCGAGAGCAGTTTGCTGCTCGGCTCTACTCTTATCTGATTGAAAAAGACGAGCCCACCGAAAACTTCATTCGTCTCTTTGAAGTCATGTACCCCAATTCACTGGTCAAAAGCCACGCAATTACATTTGTTGCTTGTCTGGCTCGAATGGCCACAGTGGAAATGATCGGCAAAGGAATGCTGATTGAAAATAAAGAAGATTCAGACGAAGGCTGAAGGCAATACGTTCTTCCCTCTTCCTTCTGACTACGACACGCTTACTGGTGATGGCCAGCGTCAAGCCCGAGTAAATGCTTGCCGTCAGTGGTTGGTGCCTACCAAGGAACCTACTGACAAGGCATTAAGATTTGTAGCCTCGGTCCTGTTCTTTGATCACTGGTACTTGTTCCCAGACGAGCAAGATGACTTCAACCCGATGTTCTATGACGAGGATCCCGTCCCTATTCCGGACGGGCATCTCGGTATCTACAAGGAGTGGGCAAACTCTCGGGCATCAATCACGATTGCACCACGAGGATTTGCCAAGAGCAATTGCATTCGAAAAGCAATCCTGCTCCAAATGATCACTCGTCCTGGCTACTCATTCATTTACGCGACATCCACGAATGACAATGCCAAGCAGACCGGTCAGATCCTGAAGACTCAGTTCACTGAGAATGAGCGGATCCACGAAGACTGGAAGCCAGAGTTCCCAGACAACAGGATCATTCCCAAGCGGGGCGAGGCATCATTCGGCATCGAGATGATGTACCTGAAGAACGGGTCTTGGTTCCGTGCAATCTCAGCTGAGAGCAGGCAGCGTGGTGGCCGTCCTCGTTGCTACGTCTTGGATGACCCCGAATACGACCCCCGTGCATCTACCTCGATGTCGGTGCTGCGATCTTACATGGACAACCTCCTGTTCAAGGTGGTCATGCCCATGGTTACTCGTCCTGACACTTCCATCAGATGGCTGGCCACGTTTGTCTCACGCCGGCACTACGCCTGGTATGCGATGGATACTCAGGAAACTGAGAAGGGGCCTCGAGCTAAGGATCCTCGATTCGATCACTGGAATCGCATGGTGATCAAGGCGGCCTACAACGACGAGAAGGACAAGCTGATTTCATGCTGGCCTGAAATGTGGCCCGTGAGCCGAGAAATCAAGAAGACCGATCCTCGTCTCAAGGAGCGAATCTCCTTGGAAGAGATCCGCGAGATGATCGGGTCAGCCAACTTCGCATCTGAATACATGGCTGATCCGGGTAGCAGTGACGATGTGTTCTTCCCCCCACTAGAGAAGCAGCACGCCTGGTCTTACTCCAACGTGGACGAACTTCTTGGTGAGGCCCCATGGGGCAGCATGACTTCCATCTCTTGGTTGGGAGTGGGGGGGAAGGAAAGATCGAAGCCGATCTCCAGCTTCTTGGAGGAGTCATGGTTGTTCATGACCATCGATACCAGTTACACAGCGACCAGGGACTCAGACTTCAAGGTCTGCACGGTCATGGCTGCCACCCCAGACAACGAGCTGTTTGTCTTGGACATGTGGTCGGGCCAGTGTGACGAGAACACTCTGATCAAGGAAGTGTTCAAGATGGCGGATAAGTGGCATGTGCCTTCAATCCGTCCTGAAGTGGTCAGGCAATCGATATCTCTCTATCAGAACCTTGATTCCATTGTGAAGCAGCGTGCCACCGAGATGGTGAATGTCTCATTCCTTCCGAAGGTTGTGCCCCTCAAGGTAGGAATGGTCTCCAAGGAGGCCCGGATCGCAGCTCTTCAGTTCAGGTTTGAGAACGGATTGATCAAGTTCCCTCTTGAGCGTCGTATGGATCGGCACTGGAAGGATCTGTATGACCAGATCGAGCAGTTCAATCCCGAGGTCAAGGACGGTGGATTGGCGAAGGATGACCATATCGACACGGTCGCGATGAGCGGTGCGATCTTGAAGGGTCGTATTGCTCGGCGGGAAGATGAGTACGAAGACGACCGAACTCCTGAGGAGCACATCATGGACGGAGAGTTCACTGATCCCTCAGGTATTCCGTATGCCTATCGAATGAAGGGTCTTTCAATAGACCTAATCAACAAGATTGAGGACTCCCATGGACCCGAAGAATCAGGACCTTCACGAGTCTGATGCAAATCAGCACGTAACGATTCCATACTTCTTATATGAAGCAATGGCTCGGGCGTATTACGGCCAGGCCCGAGTTGCAGATCTTCCTGTTGAAGAACCTGCACCAGTTACGAAAGAAAAACCGAGCATGAAGGACTTTTTTTTCAATCCTTCAGATGTGCCCCCTACATGGAAGCCGGGGGGCCTTGCTGTCCGGGGAACTGTAAATGAGTCATCTGACGTTCAATCTGCCCAAGAAGAAGATTGATATCTGTCGAGCCATTCGGTTCCATGCAGATCGAGAAATTGGCCGCCTGACCTACCGAAGGATCATGTGGCAGCTGAGTTACTACTACCTGAATGGGATGCGTCGATTCGATGTGTTCGATCCCAACACGGGTCAGTTGTCCCCCCACTACCTAGATGAAGACGGGAACATGGAGTTCCAGTCCCAGGAGATGCTGTCGGCAGTGGACAAGGCTGCTGCTCGTCTGGCCTCGATGGACTTGAGGCCCAAGGTATTGCGGTCAGGCACCAGTCTGCCCATGATTCGACAGCGATCTGTGGCTCAGCTCCTTGCTGATTCCATGATTGCCGAGGATCAGCTGGCCGAAGTCAGCAGGCAGTTTGCTCATCTGCTGGTATCGCTGGGTTCTTGTGGAATTCAAGGGCACCTGGTCACACACGAAACCATTGGGTTGACGGGTGATCTCGAGGTCATTCACCCCAAGGAACTCTTCCCGTTCCCAACACTGGGTCAGGATTACACCAAGAAGTGTGGCTTGCTCCGTCAGCGAATGGTGCCGCTCGAGACATTGGTCGAGAAGTTCGGCTCCCGCATCAAGAGCAATCTTGAGGAGATGGAGTACTACGAGGTCCAGACAGGCGACAACGTAGAGGATCTGACCGAGATGAACGACACGGGGTATTCCCGTAATCCGTTCAACGATGATCGGCCGGGCTATGAAAGTGGGGGGGATGCATCAACAACCACCTTGGTGCGAGTCCGTGAGCTTTGGATGGACGGTCCTCGAGGCACTTGTTCTCGATACTTGATCTGCTCTGGCGACTACATGATTGAGGATCAAGACCTCAGAAGTACCCAGACTTACTGCCCGATCGGTTTCTGTCGGTTCATGGACTCAGGCACGTTCCACGGTGCTGGCCTGTTTGACTTGCTGTTCAGCATCAATCGAGAGATGGAAAAGATGCTGAAGTCCCTGTTCAACAACATCAGGGACATGGACAAGTACGGCGTTGTGGTGATGCCTCAGGGTTCGTTCAATGAGCGGTCACTGCTTCGTGAGGTAGGTAAGGGTCTGAAGATGATCTCTTACAGTCCTGACCCCCTGAACGACAAGTTCAATCCGTTCGTGATCTCCCCCCACAATGCGGGTGATATTCCGGGTAAGACTGCGGCGTTTGCCAAGCAGCTGATGCAGGGCATCAATCCTGTTCAAGACTTGATTGCTGAGAAGGGTCGTGTGGATTCGGCAACTGGTCTTCAGTTCCTGGACGAGCAGATCAATCGAGCGATGACGAACCCCACGATGGGCGTTTCTCATGCATTCGGCCAGGTCTACCGGGCCATGATTGCGAATGCCAGCCGCGAGTTGATGGCTACGCCAAAGACAGTTCCGGTTCACTCGTTGGACATTGATCTTGCGGGTGCTGTGATTGACTTCGAGCGTAGTGAGATCTCGTTTGAGAAGAACCCAATTCCAAATGTGGCATCTCTGACTTTCACGGTGAAGCAGATCAATCCTCGTTCTGAAGTT